GGAACCAGACCTGTTGAAGACTGGATCCAGCTAGCCAAAAGTCGACTTCGGCTTGGGTCACCCTTGTAGTGAATTCCTCCCGGCATTGCCGGCAATCTGCGACGGCGACAAGATCTTCCGGTAGGGGGTTACTGATCATCGTTTGCATGCCATCCTCAAAACTGGGTCGAGCCACTCTCCTGCATCAGCTATCGCTTCAGCGACTCGACCACCTGGTGGGGTTAATACGGCTACGGAGCCAAGCTCAGGAGAGATCCGCTTGGTTGCTTTACGGCCTGCCTCGTCGTCATCGAGACATAGCAGTGTGTGATTGTGAGCAGCGAAAGTTGACACCCACTCTGTCCGCCAGGTAGCTGCACCTGACGGGAGAGCGTAGGTGAATGCCTGATCGCTGCAACCGTTGCGGCGCAGCCAGGTTTCCATGCACCACAGATCTGATTCGCCTTCGGTCAGGATCGCTACCGGGGTCGAGGTCAGATGCCGGACACGGTAGAGACCGGTAATGAATGTTGATCCGGTGACAGAGATCTTGGCACCGGTCTTTGTTGACCTCTTCTTGATGCCCCGGATGACACCATCACTGTCGAGGTGCGGAATCCAAATCTCGTTCTCGGTGATCTTGACCCCGTACTCCATGAGGTCTTCAAGGTTCAAATAGGGCCATTTCGAGGCGACGAACCCTTCGGCTTGACGGTAACCGGCTGGGGAAGCTTCCGGTTCTTTGGTGAAACAGTCGTTTAGGTTTTGGAGGACCCGTTTCTGAGGGCGGGGCCGCTTGACCTTCATCGGATCAACTCGTTTCCCGGACAAGCGTTCAAGAGCTTCGTGATAGGTGCATCCGGTTGCCGTCATCACAAATTTGATGACGTCGCCGCCTTCACCCGTGGAGAAGTCGTACCAGTGATCTTCGTACACATGGAGTGATGGGGTCCGTTCGCCAGGGTTAGCTAGTGAACGAATCTTGTGTGCTCTGTTCGGGGGTTCCAGACCCAACATGTGGAGGGCCTCGCTCATTGTGACCGTGTCTTTGACTCGGTCACGGATCTGATTAGTGCGCTCGTTTCTCACGCCTCACCGCCGTCCACGGGTTCCGGCACATATTTTTTGTACGGAAACATCACCGGAGAATCCCCGAAGGCAGTCACATCTGGTTCGTGGGGCCACACCCGATCTTGGGGTGAGTAGGGCCTGATGATGGGACGAATCTTGAACCCTTGACCGGCACACATCGTCAGTTTGAATTTCATCGCATGTCCTCCGGGACGTATATTCGAACCATCGGAATGCAGGGATCTTCTCCGGCTTCGAAACGATCGTACTCGGATTCAAGAAGTGGGCTGCCGTCATGGGTGCCGCAAACAACTTCACCGCACCAGCCGGACTGTTGGCCGATTTCGAGCCACAGGCCGATGTCATCACCTACATGGCTCACTGATGTCGATTTATCCACTTTTGCTCCTCACCAGACGCTCTCTAAGGGCTTCGTAGCATCGCCACCTACCCTTAGCACCTGGGTTTTTTTACTAAAACTCCATCTCGTGTTGCTGGGTTGGGCGAGTGATCTGCCCCGTGTGTTCGTTCCAATGATGGATCACTCCATCAGGATGAATGCCGCCACCTGTTCGAGTCTTCAAGAACTGCAGGCGGATGTCATCGGCCATGATTTCCCGCATCTGTTGAGAGATCCCTGGATTCAAAGACGGCTTAAACATTCCGAGCACATAGTCCGCTGACTCTTCACCGCCGAACTTTCCATCAGTCAGGTCGAGCGGTTTATGACCGGCATTGGCATCCCCCCGCTTCACCTGATGAAGAACGATTAAGGCGAGGTCATGCTCCCGAGCAAAATCTTTGAGGGCACGAGCCATCCCCTGAACCGAGTCCATCTGGTTTTCTCCCCAGGTGCGAATCAGCTCTAAATAGTCAATCAGAACAAGACGTGGTCGAGTCCCGGTGCGCTCGGTGTAGTCGTCCAATATCTCGGACATGTCACCGAGACCTTGACCGGGGTCGTCCGCAACCATGAGCAGCGGGTACTTCTCGGTCGCTGTGTCGATCGGCTGCGCCTCACCCTGGTCTCGCATCAACGCCTCAATCCTGGTGGTGGGGACACCAGTACTGACAGAAGCGAGACGTTCGAGGATGTACCGACCGTGCATCTCCAAAGAGAACATCACGGTCGGCACGTTCGGATTGTTCGCAGCGACGTTGATCAAAAACCAGGTTTTCCCCACGCCCGTTCGGGCGAGGAGAATCATGACTTGACCTGGGGCCATACCTCCCTGAGTGCGGTCATCGAAAAAGGAGTAGCCGATGGGCACTCGAACGATGTCCGACGTGGCCCAGGTGTACAACTCCTCTTTCAACTCAGGGAGGGCTCGCAGCATCAGAACGTGATTTTGCCTGCGGCTACCAGTTGGCTGTACTGAGGGAGCTTGCCTAGTTTTTGCCAAGCCCATTCAGGGGCGGACTGGCCCGCATACCTGGACACCATGAACACCCCGACCTTGAATGTTGATCCGGCCTGCATGAGAGTCTCGTGGGAGATGTCAGGCGAATTGCCGCCGTTCATTGTTGCCTTCTCGGTGTCCCAGATTTTCCAGTTGTGAGGATTGTGGATCAAAGCGTCCTCCAACATTTCAACCATCGAAGATTTTTCGTGGATGGCTGTTGGCGCACCTGGCACATAGGTATCGGCACCTACGTCAGCGGTGACGGTGGCACCTGGGATCTCGCTGAGAACGGCTTCGACCGCTGCCTGCTGGGTCGACGCTGCGGAAGTTAGCTGCACAACAGGGGCTGCCGTGGCCGGATTCATCGCCTCCAGAAGACAGGAGTAAACAGTCTCCAACATTTCATAGTATGTGCCGTTGCGGACGGCCGCTATGGCGGCATCTGACTGCACGATTTCTACTGCGGCTTTCCCTGCCACTTGGACAATGATTGCTTGGTCTTTATCTGATAGTTGCATTTTTTCCTTTGTTGTTTAGCCCTTGAGTGTCGAGCCGTAGGGACAGCGGTCCCAATAATCGCAGTACATTTCACTGCAAAGAAATGAGTCAGTGTTCGGGATGAACGGGCCACCGGCATCGATCAAGTCGATGAGTAGTTCCGCCTGCATCTGAACAGTCTTGATTTGTGCCGGAGACCTGGGCTCCCGGATACGATCGAACTTCGGTTCCTTGCCTGGAGGGTTCAACGTCAAGACGTCGTACACAAATTCGATCGAGGCGAACGGATCTACGAGGTCGAGTCGTTGGAACGCATCCAGATAGTAGGACGCTTGCGGTGTTGAGGCAGCGGAGTACTTGCCTGCCTTAGGAGGAGCCTTTGAAGTTTTATGATCGACGAGAATGACGTCGCCCGTCGCATCTTCGGTAAGCACCAGATCGATCGTGCCGTGCCTGATCCAGTCCTCTTTGTCCTCCCAGGGGAGATCGAAGCTCAGTTCTGCCGCCAGCACCGAGTAACCCTCCGGCCAGTAGCACTTGTTGGCGTGGTAGTGGACGAGACCAGCAGCGATCTTTCGGGCAGCGGAGTCGAAGTCGAGGCGCACCTCTTTTTTTGGTGTCTTCAAGTGTGGCTTCGCCGGTTCGAGACGCCAGTCGAATCGATCTTCTGCTCGTTCAATTTCGTCCTGGAAACTGACCAGTGCAGCTTCAAGCCACGGCCGAACTTCTGTGTGAACCTCACCGGTCTCTTTGCGGTGGTTGTAGTACGCCTCATGTCCAGCGTGGACCGCTGTCCCCATCGCTCGCACCACGCTGTTGTAGTAGGGGATGGTGGGATCAAACATGTAGGTGAGTTTGTGGGCGCAACCCAGAGCGCTGTTCAATGTCGACTGCCGCATTTTCATAGTCGGCTACCTCGTTGCTTCACTAGATATTTTACCTGGGCGATGGTCGCTCCGGTCTCCTGAGATATCGCCCGATTTGCCAGACCTTGTCGAGAGAGGCGAACGATCTCGTCCTGCTGACGGCCGGATAGTTCCGGTGCCCGGTTGATGTTTGGTCGGAACTGGTAGCGCTTCAAAATTTTGTAGACGTAGGTTGCTGAGAAGCCGGTGCGTTTAGCAATCTGATGAGCCGTGAGCCCATTCAGATGCTCCTCGATGATTTCGTAGGTGGCCGGATTGCTCAGGTGGAGAACCTCCTGAACGGTTATCGGGCATGTGTTCAGAGCTTCAGTGATCTGGTCTTGGGAGAAGCCCAGGTGAGAGAAACGAACGACTTGCTGATTGAAGGTGCCCCGCTCCAAATCTTCGAGCTTCAGATGCCGGAGTTGAAGCTCCTCTGAAACGTCGGGGGATGGTGTTCCACCGTCCTGCATGAGGTGGACGACTTGCTCTCGCCAAGATCGGTCGACCAGGGGCACTGGGATAGGGTAAGTCATGGGAGTAATCCTACAAACAGGGTGGGACCCCCAGAGTAGAAATGTTCCCCAAATTAGTCAATGACCTGGATAAATGTAAGTCGAGCTATGTGAAAACGGGAGAAAAGGTAAGCGCTGGTGCTGGCTGGTCCATGCCTTCGGTCCAGAGGACAAAGCCCCAAAGTTCTGGGCCGCAGATCCCGTTGGCGGGACCTCCCCAGGGATGGATCGCTGCCTGCATGTCCCGCACTTTGCCTTCAGTTTTTGGTCCGAAGGAACCGTCCTGACCTGCTCCGATTGCCTGCTGTAGTCGAGCTACACGGGTGCCACGGGCACCTCGTTGCATGTACTGGAATTGGACCTTTGGTTCCTGGGCCTCGGGCTCCAACGCATCGGTCGCCACGAGGGTGCGGAGTGCGTTGCCGGGGCATTGGGTTGGCTTGATGCTCGAGTGCGGCATGATTGCCGTGGCTCCCGGCCATCTATCTCGAGTGAGATTCACAGCGGTCCGAAGCCCGTCGATCATCATCGGAGGGACCGGTCCTTCGCCGATCAGGGCACAGATCGCAACATGGGTTTTGTTGCTGGCGGTGACTCCGTTAGCGCCGGATGTGTTGGTGAGACCTCGCCCGGTCCACACCTCTCCGTGTTGGTCGACGAGAATGTTGTATGCGATGTCCCACCAATTACGAGGCTTGCCGGTGTGGACTTGCTGAATCGATCTCAGCAGTGCGGGGGTGTCCCGCTTGGGCGAGATGTTGAAGCCAGCGAAGTGGATCACGATGCCGTTCACTGCTTTGAATGGTCGAGTTTTTTTGGGTGGGGTCGCAGCCCAGTCAGATCTGTCGTGCATCAGTATGTCACCCGAGAACTGTCGCCAAAAACAAGAAAAACCCCGGCCGATGAGAGGAGGAACTTCCAAATCATCGACCGGGGTCGGTCTAGGGGGGGGGTATTCAAGTCCAGCTTAGCCTACCAATCTGGGGTGGGCAATCATTGAAACTGCTTGCGCCCCAGAGATGAACGCATCTACCTCTCTGCTGTTCAGATAGAGAAGGTTGTAGGCGGACACCTGGACATACCATTGAATACGAGGTGACTCCTCATCGTTGTAGCCCTTATGGAACGCTTGTATCGCTCCTTCGGTTTGCAACGCCTGGAGAGCCTCGGTTATTCGTGACTGTCTTGACATTTTTTTCCTCCTCTCTCATTCATCCGGTGGTGGTTCGGACAGTAGCTCAGCGACCCGCTCCGCCTCAGCGAAGGTGCTCTCCCAAGCCATTATCACTCCCAGGTTGTCGATCACTTTGTACTGGGTGCGGAAAGTACTTCCGCCCAGCCAGGGGATCTCTACCTTCACCACGGTGTGGGTGTTCCTTGGATGTGCCATGAGGTTATCCACGGTTTCTCCGTTCGTTATCGAGGATGGCTTGCCAGTAGCTGGGGCCACGCCTCCGTTGCCTCGCCCAGTACGCCTGGCTTAGGTCGTAGAGACCCCATGCCATGAGTATTGGGAACGCAACTAGCAGGATGCTAGTTAGTAGCATTCATCAACTCCTTTCGGTATGTGTTCATGACGCTGTCTCCGAGCCTGCACCCGATCATGTAGATCGCCGTCATGGCGTTCTTGGTCATGTCGGTTTCCGGGCCACCTAACTCAGCAAGATCTTCGGCCCATGCCCCTAAGGACACGAACGTCAGCCAGATCTTGTAGGTGTAGATGGGGACGCAGCCGTCGACAGCGTTGTGGATGATGTCGAAACTCTGATCTTGCAAGAGGTCAAAGAAATACTCCTCGTACTCGTGCGACGCAGCTTCCCGGTTCATGTCGACATGTTCGATAAGTGTGTCACGAACAATCTCCAAGAACGCAGCACCCTCGCTGTCTTTTTCGGGACCGGCCATTAGGCCAGCCTCGTTGCTTAATCGGACGAACGACCACTCCTTTACGGGTTTGTCGGCCACCTCGATTACATCACTGTTCATATTTCCTCCTCGTTGGTTGTTGGTGTCTGATGACACCGAGAGAGACACCGACCGAGGTCGATGCCCAACTCGCTGGAATCAGCTATTCGAGGGTTCCATGCCTCTCGCTCTAAGGATCTGTTCCCGTGTGAACGCATCGGCTTCGGGGACTGGTTTGTCCCGATTGCCGCCGGATGGTTTTTTCGGTTGGTCCTTGTTGTTTTTTCTGGCACGGACTCGCCGCTCCGATTCGTACAAAGATTTAATCGACTTGCAGAGATCGCAACGACAGCCTCGACTGTATTTGTAAAGTGACGGTTCGCCGTCACAGCTAAATTTCATATTCCTCCTCGTTGGTTGTTGATGCCTAACGGCATCGGGAAAGACACCAGCCGAAGCTGATGTCCAACCCGTTGCATTTAGTAAGGAAATGTGCGCTCGGTTTTCTTGAACGCATCAACCCC